ACGGAGTATTGCTTCTAAGTGAAAAACTAGAAGAGAGTCAAAAGAAAGAACTTCAAAAGAATTACGATTATGTAATGGACTTGTTCAACCTTGACAACAAGGGGTGGGAGTATTTTAGAACTCTTTTGATAGATGCAGAAATATTTTTAGAAAACGTAATTAACGAAGATAATAAAGAAGCTGGTGTTATTAGTTTAGTACAAATACCAACTGAGCATATTAATCCTATTTATGATAATGTTCAAAACATGATCATTAAAGGTTACTTGCTTCGTAAGCCAGTACCTAAGGATGATAAGGGTGGTGGTATGAACGTTAATAGTAGAGGTCCTTCTGGTGGTCCAAAGAAAGATGGTATGGAGCTTATACCTCTTGAACGTCATCAAGTAACTTATTTCCATTCTCACACTTGGAACGAAAACAAAACGATTCGTTTACCTTACCTTGAGGTGGCTCGTCGTGCATATAAACAACTAAGCTTGATTGAAGATAGTATTGTTGTTTATCGTTTAGTTCGTGCACCAGAGCGTTTAGCTTTTTATGTTGACGTTGGTAATATGCCTGCTGCAAAAGCAGAAGCATACTTAAAACGTTTAATGCAAAACTATTGGTCAAAACGTACCTACGATTCTGATCAAGGTGGTAGTGTTAACGTTTACGATCCACAGTCAATGTTAGATAGTTATTGGTTTGCTCGTCGCAACGGACAAGACGGTACAGAAGTAAAGACTTTAAATGGTGGTCAAAACTTAGGTAAGCTAGACGACTTAAACTACTTTGTAAACAAACTATATAAAGCATTACGGGTACCTGCAAGCAGATTAAACCCAGATACAAAGTTTGCAGATGGTGGTGAAATTTTGCGTGAAGAGTTAAAGTTTGCTAAACTAATCATTAGATTACAAAGACATTTTTCTACCACTATTAAAGACACTTTTATTACTCACCTCAAACTTAAAGGTTTGTGGAAAGAGTATCAGTTAAGAGAGAATGATATAAACGTTACTCTCAACCCGCCTTCACATTTCTCAGCTGTTAGAGATCAACAGTTACTACAGATTAGATTTGATAACGTAAAACAAGCCACTGCAACAGAAAATCTAGTATCTAGATCGTATGCCTTAAAGAAGTATATGAACTGGACTGATGATGAACTACTTGCTAATAGAGAATGGCAGCGTAAGGATGCTGCTTTAACCTTTGAGTTAGATAAGATTGCTACACTTGGTAAGAACTGGGAAGAAGCCTTAACTCAAGGTGGTCAACCTGGTGCTGGTGCTCCTCCAGGTGGTGGTGGTGGCGGAATCGGTCCTGGTGCTGGTGCAGCTCCTGGTTTCGGTCCTGGACCTGGTGGTGGCGCGCCTGAAGCTGGTGGAGAAGAAGGTGCAGCGCCTGGTGCTGGAGCCGCTCCTGCTGCTGGTGCAGCCGGTGGTGCTGGTGGAAGTGCTTTACCTCCAGAATAATTAACCTAAGAAGAACATTGGTTAGCCTAAGTATATGTATGGTTGGCATATACAAACTTAACTTACCAGGTGGATATTATTACATTGGTTCCTCTACTAATATACAGAAAAGAACTGATACACATTTACAATTATTAAGAGATAATAAACATATAAATCCATTTTTACAAAATGTTTATAATAAGCATAAAGACTGTACTGTAGTTGTACTTGAAGAGGTAAACGAAAATGTTCTTCTTGAAACCGAACAGAAATATTTAAACACATATTATGGAAAAGAAGGATGCTTGAATATGTGCCCTACCGCAAATAAACCGCCTGTACGTGGCAAACAAAAACCTAGTACCAAGAAAAAAATATCTAAAAGTAAAAAGGGCTGGCGACCTACCGAAGAGATAATATATAATATGACGATTGCTGCTCGCAAACGAGTTTCTAACCCTAGTGTAATAGAAAATATGAAACTTGCTTTTAGAAATCGGGCCAATAAAAGAAAAGCTTTTTATTTAATATATAACAATATTGAGCAAGGCCCTTTTTACTCTAGTAAAGACTGTAAAGAAAAAACTAAATGTAATATAAGCATAGCTAGTATCTATAGTTTATGCACAGGACAATTTAAGCAAATAAAAGGTTATACAGTGAGGTTAACCGAGGAAAAATAGAGGCGGTTCTTGAACCTCTGAATGACCACTCTTTAGCTCATCTTCAAGAGCTTTCTTTTCTTCTTTACCTTGATTCATTAACTCTTGATATTGTATAGTACCACTACCGAATAGCTGTGTACCACCAAACTTACCACGAGTATTGGCAATAGAAATCTTCATTAATGCTTTAGCGTATTCCATTACCCAGCGTTCCTTGACTAGATCTTTAATAGGTCTTTCAAGATAAACACCAATAGCACCAAAATAGCGAGCAGATGTGTTTAAAGTAGGATCAGGAGTAATGCGTAGTACTTGTGTGCGTGGATCAAACCGACAGTACTGTTTCATAGCAAATAACTTTTCACGGGTTTTTAACCAGTCTTTTAATACGTGCCAAGTTATTAAGTCGAATGCCTTACTACCTAAAGAGTATGCAAAATGCATTTGTTGAGCCATTGATTGTTCAATAGTAAACAACGTATTAACACCTTCATTAGTGCCTTCCTGGAAGTTATAAATGTCTATAACTTTTCTATAATCGTTTAAATCATAATCCCAACCAGTTTGGAATGTAGAAGTAGCTGATGAAAGCTCTGGTGTATAGTTAATAAGAGTATCAAGCTTGATACCTTGACCACCAGTATATAAGTTAGAATCAAATACTAATATTTCTTCTGTACCAGGTGTAAAGCGTGTAAAAACTTCTATAGCATACGCAATCATGTCATATGCAGCTACACACGCTATTTCAAGATTAACTAACGGTGCACCTAACTGAAAGAAGATACGCTCTGCAAGCATATCATAGCTTTTAATTCTACTGTTTAAATTAGTAGATAGAAAGTCTGCAGGGCCAACCACTGGTTCAGCGCTTGGGGCAACAAAACGGTTTTGGGAAAAAGTGTACGAACTACCTGGTTGTGCATTTGACTGATCTATTTGTACAGTTACGTAAACGTTATTCTGTCCAGATAAGCCTTGTACTCTGCCGTTATTAACTCCGTTACCGTTTACATACCATCCAAGTTGTACATCATTAATACTAGGGGTTTGATTAATCGGAAAAGAACTACCAGACAAAGGAAACCCGGTTGGGCTATACACACCTATAATGTTACCCGGTGTAGAGTTAACATCTGTATAAGCTGGGGTTGGATAGTATGGATACGCCATACCTATACTTAGGACGACTTAAGCACTGGTAACACTATCTTTAACACTTCTTCTGCACTTAGAAACGCTTCATCATTAGGTACTACATTCCACCAAAATCCGAATTGGTCAGGACGTAAATACTTGCGATCTTTAAGGATATTGGTATTTTGTTTATAACCGTATATCTTTGGATCAGACAAACCAAACATTACAAAACCATTAGGTATTTTGTAATAAGTTGCAAAGTGTTGGAAAAAGTTATCTACTGAAAACCAAGCATTACACCCTTTAATAAGGTCTAGTAACTCTTGTGGTGGTAGATTATGCTTAATCGTGGTTATACCCTTTAGTAGCTTCTCTCCCGCCACTCCAATCTGTACTATCTCTATATCAGGTATTTCTTGTTTAAGTAAAGTTATTAACTGCTCCCAATAAGGATAGTTTTTAGGGTTAGTACCGTTATGACCGGCGCAAAGTTTTTCTTTAGGAAGCTTTTGGGAATATGGGCTAATGACTATTTTCATAGATATACCTTTCTCATTGCATCAACTAGTTCGTTTTTCCAGTTTGTTTCAAACATGTACTTGTAAACGTTTTGAGATTCTTGATTAACAAATGGAGCTGCATCTACTAAAGAGCATAGTGTAATGTTTTCGTCTTTAATGTCCCAGAAACAATCTGGCCAACAACAACCAATAACAATTTTATGCCCTTTATACTTTTTAAGTATGTCTGGTAGTAGTTGTTTAAATGCATAATGATCTCCTCTACCGCTATCCAAGAAAAAGAACTTGTATTTGCTTGGCTTAATCTTCCATTCTTCTAGTTTGCCACGGAAACGGTTTTCATCGTTAACTAACATCTTATCATCTCTCTCACTACGTATACCACCAGTTTGATAATGGAAATGCCATGTAGTTAAGCCAAGCACCGCCACCAACTTCCACCCAGCTTTAAACATTTCATATGTAAAAATAGTTTCTTCTCTGTGACCTTTTCTAGAAAGACCTAAATCGTAACCATGTGTGGCAGCCGCTACTCTATATAAAAAGGTACTACCTTGCAAGTGTTCTACTTCTTTAAGTGTAATACCCTTCCTTAGATTCCATTGTTCATTTACACCCAAATAAATGTCATCCATTTTATTTGAAGCAAGCGAGTTACCTAATGGATTTTTTGGGTCTACTATTGACGGACCAACAGCCCCTATCTTTGAATCAGATGTAATAGTTTTATAAAGTGTTTCTAAAGTATCCGGAAGTAATATATTATCATCATCAATACGCCACAAGAAAGGCGTTTCACAAGTCTTTCGCGCAGTTTCATGGTTGTATATTTGTCCTGACCTTGCTCCAGGTATCCAATACCACTGGATATTTGACAGTGATAATGCACTCAACATATTGTTAAGTACATCATTTTTACGTGGATCGTCAAAACTATCATTATCATCGTATATTACGACTTTAGCAGGTTTAGCGTTTTGACTTAATAAAGACTGCAACACTAGTGGTAAAGTAGTAGCAGAACGTCCGCGAGTTGAAATTGTTGCTGTTACGTCGCTTAAAATCATTTAGTATATTTTATGCTAACTCTTTAAAAATACAAGAGCTTACATAGTTTTTTTATACCATTGGCATAAGTATAGTTAATGTTTTACAAACTTATAACTCAGACCCCCATCACCGAGGGCCTAGATTATTTAATCGAAGAGGGCAACAAAGATAAGCCAGCCAATATTTACGTATCTGGTGTTTATATGGTAGCGGAAGAAAAAAACCGTAACAACCGTATTTATAGCCGCGAAGAAATGGCTCGTGAAGTAGAACGTTACAATAATGAATTTGTTAAAACAAACAGAGCTTTAGGTGAACTTGAACACCCAAATAGCGCTAATGTTAGCAGCGAAAGAGCTTGCCATTTAATTACCGAACTCCGTATGGAAGGTAATGTAGTAAAAGGTAAAAGCAAGGTACTACGCACCCCACTAGGCGAAATTATGAGATCGCTAGTTATGGATGGTGTTAAAATGGGTATGAGCTCGAGAGCTTTAGGTACAGTGGAAGATAAGAACGGCACCAACTATGTAAGCAATATGAAGCTTATTACAGTTGATGCTGTTGCTGATCCATCTGCACCAGGTGCCTTTGTTAATGGTATACTAGAATCCAAATCTTTTATTATTAAACAGGACGGTCGCTATGAAGAATGTTATGATACATTCGAAAACAAGCTCAATACGTTACCTAAAAAGGAAGTAGATATCTA